ACAAAGAGATAATTTTTTTGCAGGAGTAGCAATTTTAGGATCTCAATGGTCTAATAATTATAATAAAGATTTTCAAAATAATGGTGCAGCAGCTCGTTCGCCACAAAATGATCTGATTAGTTTTAATGGATTTGGACTTGATAAAAAGAATTATCAGAATTCTTTAAATCAACATCTGCTAAATGCTTACTGATTATAAATGATTGCGATATAATACAAGAATTATATAAAGATTATATAGTAGATTCATATGATAAAAATTATTCTATTAATATAAAAGGTAGGCAAGTTACCAAAGGTTCAAAACATTTAATTATTAAAAACTACTAAATTATTGATTTAAGAATTATATCAGTTTTACTTAAACTTTAATTAAGTTATAATCTGATATAATTCTCTTCATAAAAAGATTAAATCAATTAGGAGTTAAAGATGAAAATACATTACAATAGACGCAAAGTTTATTTTAGTAAATCTAAATTTAAAAAATCTGATATTATAAATTTATTAAATAAATGTAAAGACTTTAAAGAGATTAAAGATAAATTCTTTATTGTTGAATATAATAAAAATAGATATTTCTTTACACAATCAGATAAACATATTAGATTATTACTTTCTTTTGATAATACATATGAAATTGAAGATTTTATGCACTGCAATTATCAATATGATATAGGAATTATATCTGAATATCATAATTCATATAGTGCAAGAAGAGTAAATAAATGTAAAGCCGATGGCGACTTTGAAATTTTTGATTTTATTGATGAAGGGAAAATTAAATATTATGAATTTTAATAGTTTAAATGAAGAAGATAAAGTTTTAAATCTTAGGCACAAAGAATATTTAATAAAAATTAAGCATTCAGACGCACACAGCATAATTAAACGTATAAGATTTAGAACATCACTTACAAAAGAACAAATAGAGCAAAAAATTCAAAATGCTATGAATTTAATGATACAAAGAATTGAAAACAATACATTAAAAACAGATAAAAAGATTTGTATTATTTTTGCTATATCAAAATTTAAAGTTATTTTGACTGTTAATGTGAGTTCCAAAATAATCACATTAAATACAATATTATCAAATACAATGCCTGATAACTTTACAAATAGAATGATATTAAACGAATTTTATAATCATTTTGATGATGATTGTTATATGATTACTATTGATGAATAACACAAATACTAAAAAGGTTATAAGGTATTTTTAACTTTAGAATTGTTATAATACCTTAAATTTTAATAAAGGAAAACAAATGTTATTTACATTATTATCAATATTTACGCAATTTAATACAGAACAAGAATCTAATAATACAATTACTAAAATTCAAAAATCTGAAATAAATGATAATCCTATTAAACAACCAAAAATTAATAAACCAAAACCACAAAATTTTGATACAATTATGCAAGAAGAAATTAATAAATTGAAACAAAAGGAACAACAATGAATTTTAAAGTTAAACTACTATCTTATACGCCTTTGGAAGTAATTAATACTGCCATAAGAACTTGTTGGGATTCACACGATAAATCAGATAATCTAGGCGAAAAAGATTTAGATTTGATAAAACGTGTAGTGTTGCAGTATTCCCATCACTCAACTTCGGAACACTGCGTATTTAACTTCTTTATACAAGGTATATCAAGACTTAATCTTATGGAACTTACACGTCACCGCCTTGCTTCTTATAGTGTTAAATCAACTAGATATACACTAAAAGAATTAAGAAATGAAACTGAATTTACTATTAAAGATAAAGAACGTGCAAGCAAATATATCAATCTTACAGATAATAATAATGTTGATGAATGTTCTATTCAAGCACTAGAAAATGTAAGACGATTAGTTAATAATGCAGTAAATTATAATGTTACACAAGATTTGATTAAATATGCTTTGCCTGAATGCTATAAGACAGATTTAACATTTAGTATTAACGTAAGGTCACTTAGAAATTTACTAAAACTTAGAACATCTAAATCAGCACATTTTGAGATAAGAAATTTAGCGTTTAAACTTTATGAAGCATTGCCTGAAGAGTTTAAATTTTTGTTTAAAGATTGTGTTGATGTAGTAGAATAAAAATAATAAGGAGCGATAAGATGATTATAAATGATAAAGAGCAATTATATTACGAAAAATACAGACCGCAACGTATTCAAGATATGATATTACCTGATGAAATTAAGACTAAATTGCAACATCAAGTAGATACTAAAAATTTATCTAATATGTTGTTTTGTTCTTTTACACCTGGAACAGGTAAAACAAGTTGTGTTAATGCTATTGCCAAAGAATCAGGATTAGAAACATTATTTCTAAATGCTTCTTTAAATAATGGTATTGATAGTGTAAGAACAACTATACAAAATTTTGCAAGTTATAAGTCTTTTGATGATAATCATAAAATTGTTATAATGGATGAATGCTTAGAAGAAAATGAAGAAATTTGTTTAGTTGAAAATAATAAGATAATACATAAAAAATTAAAAGATTTTGAAACAGGCAAAACTTATAATTGTAAATCTTTAAATCTTGAAAATGGATTAATTGAAGATGATACTTGTGAAATTATTTCTGATAAATTTGATGATGTTTATGAAGTCGAGTTAGAAGACGGCAGAAAAATATTAGTTACCGATAACCACCCATTTATTTTAAGTGATTTATCACAAAAATCAATAAAGGACGGATTAAAAATAGGGGATGATATTAAATGCGAAATCCTTTAGAATTTTCATTAGAAGAAATTGAAAAATTTAAAGTATCAAATATAGTTAAATATTATAATTTTAAAAATGCTGAAGATTTTTATCTTCAGTATTATAAAATTGAAGCACCAAAATGTTTATATTGTAACAATAAAGCCAAATTTAAATCATTTAAAGAAGGATATTTTTATTCTTGCGATTATAACAAACATAGAAGCGAATTAAATTTTTTATCAATAGAAAATAAAAGAAAAAATCAGAAAAAATATCAAGAATTTGTTAGAAATAATTTAAATTTTTATAAAAATATTACATTTCCATTTATTGATATATACGATAACAAAGAAGTAAAATCTTTATATAAATTTAAAATAAAATACGGCGATAGTGCAGAAAAAATATTTTTAAAAGAAGAAATATGTGAATGTTGCAAGAAAAAATTTCATTATAAAAAATTAAAAAATCAAATTTTTTGTAAAGATTGTAAAAATTTTATAAAACATAATCCACAATTTTCAAAATATTACCAAAAAATATCAAAAAATATTTTTAGATATTATAAGAAATATAAAAGAATATCAATAGAAAAATTAATTGAATATTCAGAAAAATATGATGAAAATATATTAAAAGACTTTTGTGTTGGCAATGCAATTATAATTAATGATACATTATTAACTAGAAAACAAAATAATTATAAGTTTTCATATTTAAGAAACAATATTATTCTTGATGAAATGTTAGAAAAATGTAAAAATTGTAATGAAGAATATATTAAATTTGATTTTGTTTATGATGAAAAAGAACAAAGGATGATAAAAATAAAGATAAGTGCAGATTTTTCTTGCGGTAAATTGGAATGTTATCGCAATTGTGTCACATTTTATAATCATTCAGAAGAATCAAAAATAAAACAATCAAAAACAATGAAATCAAAAATTAAAAATGGCGATTTTACACCAAAAATCACAAATTCTTGGACGCACCATAATAACAAATTTGTTTATAATCATATTAATTTTAGAAGTTCTTGGGAATTGTTGTTTTATCTATTGAATTATAAAAAATACAATTTAAAATTTGAAAAAATTAGAATTCCATATTATGATACATTAAAAAATAAAATGAGAATTTATATTGCAGATTTCTTTGATGAAGATAATAAAATTGTATATGAAATAAAACCATCAGAACATATTAAGTTTAATTTGGATAAGATTATTTGGGCGAAAAAATATTGTCAAGATAATAACTATAAATTTGAATTAATCACAAATGAATATTTTATTAATAATTTTAATTTGGATATTTATAATTATATTGATAAAGACAATATAGATTATTTTAAAAAATTATTTAAACAATTTGAAAACAAAAGGAGAGAAGATGAAAATTAAATCAATTACTAAAATAGGTTCAAGAAAAGTAAGAAATTTGACGGTTCATAAAAATCACACATTTATTACAAAAAACGGAATTGTAACTCACAATTGTGATGGATATTCAGATTCAGCACAGCAAGCGTTACGTGGATTTATTGAAGAATTTTCAGGAAATTGCAGATTTATTTTAACTTGTAACTATATCAATAAAATTATGCCTGCTATTATTAATAGATTTGAAGTTTATGATTTTGATGAATTCTATAATCAATCTAATAGAGAATCATTAATTAAACAAATTTTTAATAGATTATGCTTTATATTAGATACAGAAAAAGTAAGTTATGATAAAAAGGATTTGATACCTATTATCAATACTTATTATCCGTCTGTTCGTGGTATGGTAGGATTTATACAGAAATCTGTAATTAATAATACACTTAAAGTTGATTTAACTCAAATTCAAAAACTAGACGGATTCGATAATCTTATTTTACAAATAAAAAATAAGAATTTTGATGAAATATTAAAAGAAACATATTTAGTTACAAATCCTGATTCTTTTTATACATATATGTATAAGAATTTAAATCAATTTAATCAGCAAGCAAGACCACAAATCTTATTAACTATTGCTAAGTATCAGTTTCAATCAAGTAATGTAAGAGATAAAAATTTGACTTTATCTGCTTGTTGCGTAGAGTTGGCAAATTTTATAAAATAGTATTTTTGACAAATTTTAAGTGTAAATAATATATAATTCAATAATTGAATAAGGAGTATTAATGAAAATTTATAAAAACATCAGAAGACCAGGTCGTGATATAAAAAACGCCACTACTTCTGTAACTTCAGAAAATCATAATCTTTTTAGAAAAGATGGTATGGTAACTTACAACTATCGTCTTTTTATAAATGAATTTGATGACGCAAAACTAGATGAAATATTTGATACTTTGTATGACGGCGAGTCTTACGATACACTTGAAGTTAGAATTTCAAGTCCAGGTGGATATTTGCTAGATTTACAAAGATTTCAAAATGTAATTGAGAATTATTTTCAAAATAGAACATTTACTATATTAGACAATCACGGATATTCAGCAGGTGCTTTAATGTTTCTACTAGGAACAGAACGTATAGCACACAGAACAAGTATGATAATGTTTCACGATTGGAGTGGTGGATATTGGGGAAAAGCGTCTGATATTGATAAACAACATAAATTCCAAAGAGAACAATATAAAATTTGGATGAGAGATTTATTATCAAATTTCTTTACTGATAAAGAGATTGAAGATATGTTTGAAGGTAAAGAATATTGGTATAATACTCTTGAAATGTGTAAAAAAGGTATTGCTACTCACGTAATGATAAACGGCGAGAAATTGACTGCTAAAGAATATATAGCATTTGAAAAAGAAAATTCTAAACTTAAAAAATCTATCAATTCAAGTTCAAGCAAATCTAAACCTAAAAAACAGCCAATTTTTGATATTAAAGAAAACACAGAAAAGACAGAGAATATTGAAAACGTTGAAAAAACTGAAATATCTGATACTTCTGATGGTATTGAAAAACCAAAAACAAAGACAAAAAAAGTTTTTGATAATAAAGATGTATTAGATAATAAGAAAAATGATATTGTTCTTGATATATTTGGTAAGAATAAACATATCAAAGATATAATGACAAGTGACAAGTGACAAGTGACAAGTGATAAAGATAAATAGTTTAAATATATTGAATTGTAGGCAACAAATATGAAAATAACATTAAGAACACTTGATTCTTCTAATAATGTTCCTGCTTTAAAAGAGAGTAGAAATTTAGAATTAAAAACTAAATTTGATACTCTTACATATTTAGAACTAGATACAAATTTTATAAATCTAGTTCAATATATTAAAGATATTCAATCTGTTATTTCAGATTTAAAGGCTTTGTCAAGTTCAACTGAATTATCAGATTTACTAGGAACAATAAAAGATAGAGTTGATTTATTAGAGCAAAATTTAACAAAAATAGATTTAACAAAAGACTTAAATAAACCTGTATCAACTGAAACTGCCGAAAAACTTAATGAAAAATTAAATACAGCAGATTTTCTTATTAAGTCTATTAATAATGTTTCACTTAAAGGAACAGGCAATATAGAACTTAAAACTATCAATAACAATAATATTGTAGGTTCAGGTAATATCGAAATTAAACCAACAAAAGAGCAATTTATTGAATCTATTGTAACAGGTGTAGCAGGCGATGTCGGATATTATGGTATATTTGAAACATCAGATACTACAAATTTTAATGATATGATACAAGGTTCTAAATTAAGAACTTCAACAGGTTCATCAATGATAGGAACTTGGCGACAATGTGGCAACCTTGAAAATAATAAAGCACTATTTTTAAGGATATTGTAATGTATAATAAAGCAGATTTAAGAAATGTTAGATTTTCAAATCCTTCCCAAACAAGGGTAGATTTTGAATTAAATTATAAAAATTTAGGTTGGATTCCTTATACTTTAGATATTAATAATATCAGTAATGATTTAGAACAAGAATTAAAAGAACTAATTTATAAGCACGAGATTAAAAATTATGAAAAACCTAAAAGAACTGAATTTAATCTTAAACAAGAAATCAATAAATTAGTTGTTACTACTTCTAAAGGTAATGTATTTGACGCAAATTCAGAAGCAAGACAAAATATGTGTGACGCTATTATAGCAAGTGAAACACTAGGACAAACAAAAACAATATGGGTAATGGCTGATTATTCAAAGGTAGAAATAGATATTCAAGAATTGCGTGAAGCACACGCTTTGGCATTGTTGCAATATGCAAAAACAAAAGAGATATTATAGATTTTGTAAAATTTATAAATATTTTAAATTTTAAGGTTCTTTTAAGTTTATTAATGTTATAATACAAACATAAAAAGGAAGTTAAGGAGTTCTAGGGTTATCCAAAACTTAGAATAAAATGTTTATACAAGACCTTGTTAATTCAGGGTCTTGATTTTATGATAAGTTTCTTATCCTTGATTTTTGGAAGTAGAAATCTTAATGAATTGTAAAGTGAAATTACATCATATTTGGGAATGAAAAGTTATTTTTCACTTAATTTTATCATTAAGATTTCTTATTAATCAGCGATAAGAAACTTATCTAATTGATAAGTTTTTGCTAACCATTTTTTACCTTTCTTGTTATGGCTTTTTGATAGTTCAAGCCTTAAATCAAACTATCTGTTCTTTTCGTGGCATTTATGTCGTTGATGAAATATGTTCTTTGATGAATTGATAAGAGTAATTACATCACTTTTATTATCAATCATAAGAACTTACGTTATATATTTCTACATTGTAAAAGATGTAGTTTTAAAATTTTAGGGTTACGAAATTTTATATAAAAACATTAGACCACTTACTCTTGATTTTATCATCAAGGCGTATTTCATCTTATCTCCTCCTTTCTAATGAAGTCAAGACCCTAATTCACGATTGTTAGGGTCTTTTTTTCAGTATTTTACATTGTTTTATAAGTTTAAATTTAGTTAATTTATGATATAATAATACAAATTTTTAATAGGAGTATGATAATGTCAGCATTGAATAAAACAACTTCATCTGAAGCAGTCACAAATATAGCAGGCGGAAAAGCATTTAAAAGAACAAATCCATATAATACTTTTCTTAGTATAGTAATGAATTGTCTTAATAATTCAGATAATTACTATAAATCAAACAAACAAGTTCAAGAAAACCTAGAAATTTTACTTGATGAATTAGATAAAGAATTTATCGCTAAATCTGTTATATTCTTAAGAGAAGAATTAGGATTTAGATATATTAGTAAGGTATTAGCAAATTACCTAATCAAAACTGCTAAATCTGAAAAATATCTTAAACCAATGCTAATTAGGTCTTTTGTAAGAGTTGATGATATGACCGACCAATTTGCACTATCAGGAAGAGCAAATTCACTTAGACGTGCTATGAAATATTGCTTAGAGAATAAATTTAATCTCTATCAATTTAAAAAATACACATCTATCAATAATCAAGTTAAACTTAAAGATATAGTTAAACTATCAAGACCTAATCCAAATAAGTTTAAATTTGATAAACAAGGTTTAGATGATGTATATAAGGCAATTATTGAAGATAGACTACCTAATATCAACACAGCACAAACTTTAAATGCAGGCAAAGTTAAATATACTTTTGACAACATCAAAGATTTAGGATATATGGCACTTATTAAAAACATAAGAAAAATATTAACAGAATCACCTGAATTATATGATTATATTATTGAGAGAATACAAGATAAAAATCAAATTCAAAAATCAATGATTTTGCCATTTAGATTTTATGATTGTATGGAGTCTATTCAAGATATTAAATTCGACCAATTTAAACTAAGAGAATTAACAAAAACTTTGTTTTATTGTATGAAATTATCAGCAGAACAACTTGAATTAGATGGTGTTTATGCACTTTGTCTTGATGAATCAGGCTCAATGGACGGAACACCATTTAAATATGGTAAAGTTTTAACATCTATTTTAATGTCTGATAAATCAGTTGCTTATACTTGGGCTAGTCACTGCAAATTTGTTGTTGCAAATCCAATGGATTTTCTAATGAATAGAAGTTGTAATGGCGGTGGAACATATGCAGAAGAACCATTAAAAGAATTAATCAGAACTCAAACTTTAGTAGATACAATTTTTATATTTACAGATATGGAATTATACGGCGATAGTTCTTTGCAAAAATATTATAATCAGTATAAATCTAAAGTAAATCCTAATGTTAAGTTAGTTCTTTGGAATTTAGCACCATATGGCGATAATACACCAATTAGATTTACTAAAGATGTAGTAGAGATTAACTCTTGTTCTGATAAATTAATACCTTATATAGGTAAAATTCTTAAAAATCCTAATTATATAATAGATAAAATAAATTCTATTGAACTTTAATTAGTGTAATTAGACCAATTAAAGTTAGGGTCTAGTATAAATATAATCATAAAGGATATATTAATGATAACACTAGACCCTTACTATTCAATAGAAATGTATAATCACTTTTTAACTGCACTTGACAATAATGGTGTAAATTGTGATATATATTGTTTAGCAAAACCACCTTTTCATTTTTATCTTGATATTCCTAATCCATTATTAGTCAATTATGATGAATTGCCTGATAATTTAAGAAAATATTTAGTTAATATAACTAAACCTGCTACACCTAATGACACATATTTACTGCAACGTAGATTTATTGATGATTCTATCAAAACTTATAATAAGTATGCCACAAATTTACCATTATTAGAAGCAGAAAATTCTAATTATGCCTGTTTCTTTATGGTAAGAAATAGAGAACACGCACTGCAACTAAGTAATGAAATAGGTAAAATATATTACTTTGGATTTTATTATAAGAAATATAAAATTTGTTTAACTACTAATGAAAACATTAAACTTCAGAATTCTAATCTTATATTAGTAGAAAAAGAAACTAACACTATTCAAATGGAATTAGATTTAAATTTTAAAATTTTTAAATTAAATGATAGATTAAAGAAATATACGCAAACACCTTATATATTAAATGGCAGATATTATCCAACTCAAATTCAACAATTTAATCATCTTGTGTAATTAATTATACTAAAATTTCAGGATATTTTATTTGAAATTCATCAAATTCTCTATAATATTTAATTAATAAATTTTTATTTTCTTCTGATTTTGATTTTTCACATTTATTAATCATTTTAACAAGATATTGCAATTCTTGAAAAATTTTATCATAAAAAGTAAAATCTTTATTCTGAATTCTAAATTTATTTTTATTTCTATTATAAATTCTTAATATATCATTAATAGTATAATACATTTCAATCTCTTTAAATTTTTAAACTCTTTAATTTTTTAAACAATTAATAATCCTTAAACTCTTAATTTAAGAATATAGTATCAGCAGTTATTCTACAAATTCCTGATGAAGTATTTAATTGGTCGCCTGCAACTTGCTTAACATCTGAACCTTGAATTTGTCTTGTATAATCTTTATTAATTATCTCTACTTTATCTTGCTCTACTTTAGTCAATGAATTTTTAAGTATATGCGTGTATTCATCTTTTGTAATATATGTGTTTAATGTGCCGTCAGGCATATAAGTTATATCTGTTCCTGACCTATGATGTGTTCTAATAGTTTCTGAACCTTGTGTATCTGAAAATTCTTGATAATGTCCTGATATTGTTTCTAGGATATGCTTATTTGTAGGACTAGAATTAGGATTTATTTCATTATGTGAAGCGATAGTTCCAACAACAATAGGCATATTAGGATTATCGTGGTCTAGGTCACAAAATACCCAAGTTCCTATTTCTAATATAATATTTTTACCAAATCCTGCACGTCTTGAACCTGATTGTCTAGTTAATGGATTTGTAGGATTTGATTTTTCATTAGAATCAAATTTATCTGTTGAGTGATAGCCAATATATTCAATTGTTTGCATAACTTCAGACCAGGGCAAATCTGCGTCTTTTACTTCATCAGGGTGTAAAGCAAATATTCTGACTTGAACTCGTCCGTCTTTTGTTGGCGAATTATTATTAACTACTATACCACGATATAAACCCATTTATAACTCCTATAATTTATTATAATTATTTATAGTATAAATTTGATATCTGATTTTTATTAACTACTTAATATTGACTGAATTTATTTAATTAGTTTTAATCTTTAATTTTTAATTAAGTAGTTAATAAATTTAGGATTGAATTTACTTTTTAAATTTTTGCTGTAAGCAAGAGATTAAAAAAATTAATTCAATAAAAGTAATGCATTTCTATTATATAGAATTCTATTAAAATTTAAAATTTAATCTTATTTTTATTAACAACTTAATTTAATCTTAAATTAGTAATAATAAAGTTATAATATAAGAATTGATTAAGTAGTTAATAAATTTAGGATTACAATTTATGAAAATTAAATTCTGAATTTATTTGATATTCTTATTATAAAAATTTATATAAAATTTAAATTTATATCTGAATTTTATTAACTACTTAAAATAATCTTAAATATATGCACGATTTGCACGATATTTAATTTTCTTAAGGTTATTTTAAGTTGTTAATAAAAATAAGATTGAATTTTATTTTTAATATACTAATATGTTTCTATTATATAGATTAATATAAATTCATTTTTTTATATATTGCCTACGGCAAAAAATTAAATTTGTATCTATATTTTATTAACTACTTAATCTAATCTTAAATTAGTGATAATAAAATAACATATTAAATAAGAATTAAGTAGTTAATAAATTTAGGATATAAATTTAAATTTTTATATAAATCTCTATAATAGAATATCAAATAAAATTCAGAATTTAAATTTTAATCCTAAATTTATTAACTACTTAAAATAAACTTAAATTAAATAATTCAAATAGAGAATTATAAGAATTAAGAATACATTAAGTAGTTAATAAAATTCAGATACAAATTTAGATATTAAAAATCTCTATAAATAAATCTAAATAGGAGCATTAATATGAGAAAAAAACTATCTGACTATTTAAATCAATTACAAGATAAAAATATATATCTTTTACACGCTGATATGTTTCCATTTAAAACATTTAATTCTTACAATCTAGGCATACAAGAGCAAAACTTAGTTAATATCGCTTGTGGTCTTGCCTATACTGGCAAAAAAGTAATAGTATATGGCGTTTGTGGATTTATTTTATATAAAGCATTCGAGCAGATTAAATTTAACACGCAATGGTGTAAAGACAAATCTTGTATTATATTTTGTAATGCAGGACATACAGGTTGCTATGATTTTATTAATATAGGACACACAATTAAAGATGATTTAGAAATAGCAAAACTCTTAAATTTAAAAGTATATACGCCTACACATCAAAATTTTATACAAATTATAGAATCCTTACTAAATAAAAAAGGTTCTTATCTAGTAAGGCTTGGCAATGATTTAAACTAGATTAAGTAATCAGGAAAATTATCAATTAATAATTTATTAATAATATTAATTTTATCTATATATTTCCGTGCTGAATTTACTGTATTATTATAATATTTTATATTTTTATCTAACTCTTTAATAAATTTAGAATATAAAATTTCTTTTGGTATATCTTTGGTAGCACAATGAAAATTATAATTTCTTCTATTTGAAAAATTAAAATAAATTTTCTTTAATTTTAGTGATATTCTTGCACGACATACTAAATTTTTATAATCTAAATCAAATGCTATATCTTGCCACGATTTTGTTAATGTAAAATCTTGATTAAATTTTGATTCAGATTGTTCTATTTCTTCAGCAAATGTATTAATACTAAATAAATTTTTAATTTCAATATAATTATCTAATATTGATTTAAAATTTATATATTGAGCGTTTTCTGATTTATATTTTATGTTTAATTCTTTATAAATATATTCTATTAAATATTGTGCTTCTAAAAATGTCATTCCATAAAAACTATCAGTATTATCATTTAATACAAATTTATTAGATTTAAAATCAAATACATACGTTGCTTCAACAGATTCATATAAATCAGTAATATATATGCAAATATCTATGTTTTCATTATATGAAATATAACATAATACGTTATATTCATCAGGAAAATCTTTAAAAATTTTAGGCAACTCTGAAATTTCATAATATTTTTTCACTCTATACTTTGTATTCATATCAAAAACTCCAAAAAATTAGTTTGTATTGCATTACGTGAATTATTAATTTTATCTTGGAACAAATTACATAAATCTATTTTATTTTGATAATAATTTGTCAATGAAATATATTTTTTATTAAATAAGTCTTTTACATAATCAACAACACTTACTGAACTTATAGAAAAATCTTTTATTGCAATTTTTTTATCATCCTTTATAATTTCTAATTCGCAAATATCATCTAATACATAAAGATTAATAATTACATTATTTAAATTCAAGAAATTATCATTATAAAATAAATTAATTTTTTGATATCCATAATCTGTTATTCTGCCTAAACTTTTAATTGAATTGACTAAGCGTTTTTGTGCGTCAAGTTCATTTATTTGAATCTTAGTTTCTTCTATAATATTTAATCTGTGATTTTCACAATATCCTAAATATTCTTGAAATCTTTGAAAAAACTTTTTTATTTGTTTTGTATCATCTTCAACTGAATCAATTACTTTACTTGCTTTGTATTTAGAATTTAAAAATTCATCTAATTTGTGACTATTTTTATGTAATTCATCGTGCTTAGAATTTATTATAAAAACATTATTTTCAAAATCAAAATCATATTCAAAATCTGATGTTAGAATTGTAAATTCAAGTTTTAACTTATTATAATCAGGTTCTCTAAATCTATAATAAAGTCTTTCTTTTGTATTGTTAAATTTGTATAACAATTGTATTAAGTCATTTAAAGATAAAACATTTAGTGTTCTTTTCATTGCTGTAATCCTTTATATAAAAAATTCAGAATATACACTTCTTAAAGTGTCTAAAATTGAATCATAATCTAATTTTATTCGTGATTGATTATCTAATATTCTATTGTAATCTAAAATTGATTTGTCTATATATTTAATATAATTTTCTTTTAATTCTTTGAAATTCAATTTTTTAAAAGATTCATTTTCTTTATACTGATAATAATTGTTCTTTATATCCATATAAATTATAATTTCTAATTTGTCTATATAACAAAAATCACATTCTACTAATTTATCAAATGTTTGCAAAGCATATCTTTGTGATAACTTTTCATTATACTTGCCTGTAAGCATTACATTTTTATATAAGTTGTATTTTTCTAAATTTTTATTGGAATTGTATATGCTTGCATTATTATCTGATATATTATTTTTAATTAATACTAAAAATTCTTTTATAAAACTATTCAAATTATTATGTTTTCTTAAATGTGAATATTCATCTATATCATATGGAACATAATTAAAATTTTTTTCATTTTTATCAAATTTAAAAAATTTTGATTTGTTTTTTAATTTAGAATTTGATACTTTCAAGAATAAATCAGAATTCCAATTTTGTCCCAGAAAAACATTTATGTTATCAGGTTTATTTTTAAATAATATATCCAATTGTTCTAAATTTATTGTTTTCATTTTTGTATTCCTTTATACTATATATTCTGAATAGTATTCTAACAATTTTTCACTTAAAATTGTATTATTGTTTATATCATCTTGATTTGCTTTTATAATATTTTCAAGAGTTTGTATATAATTAACATCATCGGCACTTTCTTTAATTTTGTTTATGTGTTTTATAATATCTGATTTTCTTTTTTTATTTGCTTCAAATAATGATTTATATAATTCATTGATTAAGGTATTTAGATTATTGCATTTTATATCGCCGTCTTGTGCTGAATTATAATTACTATAATCTAATTCAAATGATTCTTTGGCAACATCATAATTATATGCAAGAAATCTAAAATCTTTTCTTATTTTTATTTTTAAGACTTGTGTATTTAAAAATAATCTCGGTTGAGTATAGATAATTTCAATATCTTTATCTTTATTAAATAAAATACTTAAATCTTTTAGATTTATTTTGTTGGGTGCTGTTCTTATTGAAAATATTGTATTCATCTGTAATCCTTTTAATTTAAAGAATTATATAATATTAATACTTAAAATATCTTTATAAAAACATAAATATAAACTTAAATCAGAAATTCTGAATATAAATTTAAAAGTTTTTCTTTAGTTTTCTTTAATTCTGATAATTTATTGTTTTGAAGTTTCTCTTCTTCTGTAAAGCATTCAATAGATTGTTTTAATTTATATAATGTATTATCTTTTAGTTCATTAATTTCATTTTGAGTTAAATTATCATATTCGCCAAACAAATCATCATCTCTACCATAAAATTCAAACAGATATTCTTTATTTAAATAATTAAAATGAACTTGATATCTACTTGTGAGAAATTTATCATAATATATATCTGATTTAGATTTATTAATATTTAAATTTAGTGTCCCTTGCTCTAAAACTTTAATTTGTTTTTGTTTCTTTTCTATATTTTCTAAATTCATTTTGTATTCATCTGATGAAGTTTGTATAACACTATCAATATCATTATAAAATCTATTCATCAAATCACTAAAACATCTATATCTTTTATTATCCATAATATTTATATTTGCAAATTTTTCTTGATAAGTAAATAAATTTAATTCTGAATCATAAATAAATTTTTCATAATCGTGTAAATTAATTGACGATATTATATGTATGCAAAAGTGCTTAATATATATTCTACTATTTAAATCAAGAATATTACCGAACATAATATCAAAATTTGAACTTTTGTAGTTTTCAAATAGTTTTTGAAGTTCAGAAAATGATACTCCGCTTGACTTAAAATCTGATATAGTTTTCATTTTGTATTCCTTTTTAATTAAATAAAAATTTCAGTATATTGAGATTTTAATTTATTTAATATACTATTATAATCATTAATAATAACATTAATTTTATCTATTGCTTTATTATATTCTAATATCATATTATTCACATAATTGATATATCCTGATTTTAAATTATTAATAACATCATATCCATCATTTTCATCTGTTTTAAATTGATATGTTTTTTGCTCTTTGTTAATATAAATTATATGTCTTGATATGTTTATATTAAAAAATTCTTTTGATATTGATTTATCTCTATAATTACGTAATTCATATTGTGTTTCTAAATTTTCATTATATAAGCCGTTGGTAACAATATCTTTATTAATTTTATATTGCTCTAAAGATTCATTAGAAACTGATAATCTTATTTGTTTTTCTGATATATTAGAATTAATTTTATCTGAAAAATCTTTTATAAAATCAGTTATTGTGTTGCATACATTAACATCATTAATTTGATTATTTTTTGTAAGTGTGATTTTTTTAAATTTTTTATCATTTAAATCAAATCTTAAATATTTTGTGCTTTTTGAGTTTAAAAAATATTTGTTAATAGTAAGTATTAATATTATTTCATTTGTATAATTAAATCCTAATGATATATGTATATAATCAGGTTTATTATATAAATCATCTAATTTACTTAATGGAAGTTCTTGTATATTAATTGTATTCATATGTAATCCTTTAATCGATAAGGGAATTATAAATTAAATTCCCTTAAATTAATTTTAAAGTAGTGTTTTAAGAGATTCTAAATCATTATCTGATACTTCTCTATTTAAAATATCTGTTCTATAATTTAGAATTTCTGTTTCTTGTGGCAAGACTTCATTTTTATCTGAATTTATATAAGCGTCCGCCCATTTTACAGGATTTGTATCATATCCTTTAAATAATATATTCTCGCCTATTGCTTTTAAACGTCTATTAATAGTATATTTAATATAAGTCTTAGCAATATCTGCATTCATACCTAGAAATGAACCTTTAGAAAATAGTAAATCTATCCATACTTCTTCATCTTTATATGCTTCTTCATACAATTTGTGAATTTCAGGTTTAAATTCATTATAAACTTCAACAAATCCTTCATCTTCTTTAGTTTTTAGGATATTTAGCAAAGTTTGAGTAATTGCTAGGTGCATATTTTCATCTCTACAAATTAGTTGTAAGATATTGCCTGTGCGTTCCATTAATCCTTGCGAATAGTGAAGACTCCATATTGTAACAAATCCTGAATAAAATCTTACACCTTCAAGAATATTAATAGTAACAAGAAGTCTTAATATTGCTAATTTAAGTTCTTTAATTTTATCAAATTTAAGACCTTTTATTTGGCAGTAATTATATTCTGTTACTAATTCAAAACAGATATTATAAGGTTCTGATATAGACTTAGCAATATACATTAGTTCAGGGATTTTAAAAGATTCATCAAAAATCTCACCTGGATTTGGATAAACACCCCTTAAAACTTCTGTATATGATTTTGAGTGTTTAGCACCTTCAAAATATTGCCAAGTTAGCATACAATTTTCTAATTCAGGAATAGTTGTAATTAGTCCTAGACTTGATAAAATTCCACGTCCTTGCAAAGAATCTAAGAAAATTAATTTTTGTAGAACTCTTGTATAAGCGTGCTTCATAGGTTCAAGCATTTTAGTTTCATAATCAATTTTATCAGGGGTTAGTTTTATTTCATCGTGTCGCCAATCTAAACCTTGCATTTTGTCGTTAAGATTATCAAAAATAGGATATTTCATTAAATCGAATTTTTGTGTGTTTCTACCTGTTCCTAAAAACATCGGTTCTTTTGTAAAGTCTATAAATTTAGGATTATAAAGACTTGCCTTAGAATCATATGTTTTTACATTATCAGGATTTAATGTAATCATTGTTACTCCTTTGTAATTTTGTAAAATTTAAGCAATTATAAGTTATAATGCCTTAATAATGGCTTAATAAAGATTAAGGATAATTTAAAACTTAATAATATATAATTCATCAAAAATTAGTATTAAAAGGACTACAATGTCAGATTTAGTTAAATTTAATCCTGATGATTTAAAATCTTTATCAACAGAAAAATTAAATACACTATTGCAAGAACAAATAAAAATAGCAAAATCAAAGAAAACACTACAATCAGCAGTTAAAACAATTCTTGCTTCATTATATGGTGCATTAGGTAACAATCACTTCAGATTATTTAATGTTGAAATAGCAAGAGCAGTTACATCACAAGTAAGATTTTATCTTAAATTATTATCTAAGAGAATGAACGATTTTCTTAACTTATATTGTGAAACTAAAGACGTAGATTATACAATAGGAGCAGACACAGATTCAAACTATTATGAATTAGAAAATGTAACGAAAAAGTTATTCACTCCAACTGATACATTAACACAAAAAATAGACAAATTAGATGAATTTATTGAGAATAATATTCAAAAAGTAGTAGATGAAGTGAATCTTGAATTAGCAGATATATTAAACGCCAAAGACGCTTCAATGATTAAAGCAGAGCGTGAAGCAATATCAGACGTTGCTATTTGGGTAGCAAAGAAAAGATATGTAATGCGTGTTTATGATATGGAAGGGGTAAGATATGCTGAAGACGAGCCATATTTTAAGAAAATGGGTTTAGAGATTGTTAAATCATCTACACCTGAATATTCTAAGATTAAACTTACGCAAGGAATGAAATTACTATTTGACAAATCTAATGAAGACCTAAGAATATGGTTAAAATCAGTTAAAGATGAATTTATACATCAAGATTTAGATAAAATAGCAAAAGTTTCATCTGTATCAAATCTTAATTATAATTTAGATAAAGTAGAATATGATGATAAAGGACGTAAAATTGCTATACCTATTAATTCACGTGCAGTTTTAGTTTCTAATAGATATATATTAGATAATAACTTAAATTTTAATCTAATTCAAGAAAATGATAAAGTTAAATTGTTATATCTAGTTGAGCCAAATCCTTTAAATTCCAATATATTTGCATTTACTGATGTTAAATTTGCTAATTTATTCAAAAAGTATATAGATTATGACACTATTTGGGATAAGTATTTTCTACAATTATTAAAGATTATGACAGACCCTATTAATTATAATATAGACACACAAAGCGAGATATTAGATGAATGGTAGTAATAGTTTTACGATAGATAAAGCGGTTCATTGCGGTGTTTCTTGTATAAATGGCACAACAGCAGATTCTTTTGAGTATTTTTATAAACTTTGGGAATTAGATAAATCAGTTAAATTAATATTTACAAATAAATTGCCTGATTATAATTTTTATACTTCTAAATATAATATAGACACAAATTGTTTTAAGAATTTTATAGAATTAGATTATAAAGATTTACATAAGTATAAATTTAATAAACTTTTAACGTTCGCACACCATTTAAATAAGATTTTGCACCAACTTAAAGAACCTTTGAAAATTGATAATCTTTATCATATTAAAAACGAGTTTAATAATATCCACAAAATCACAGGCGAATATCACGGATTTGGCGAGTTTAAGGAAGTTACAGGATTAAATAATTATATCTATAAATTGAATTTTGATATTCATAAGACCTTCAATAACAATAAAGATTATATATTATATAAATGTAATTCTGAAACTTTAGAATCTATTAAGATTAAGTCTAATTTAAAAAATCTAATTAAATACTCTAATAATGAATTTATTAATATATTTGAATTAATATATAAATTAGTATATGTTAAGACAAATGGTTGTTTTGATAGACACCCACGAATATTTGATGAATGTAAATTTCACAATATAGAAATAGAATTTCATAATTTAGGCACTATTTTGGACGGCTCTGTATTGAGATATAATTTCTTATTACAAAATGGAATACATCCAAGATACTTAACAGAACAAGATGAAATAATACAACTAATGTTAAACTAAAGGATTAAAAATGGATTTTCTACAAGACCAACTTATTACATATATAGGCAATAAAAGAAAGTTATTAGATTTTATCGGTATAGCGATAAATCAAATAAAATCTGACTTAAACAAAAAGAGTAAAGATAAATTATCAACTGCTGATTTATTTTCAGGCTCAGGCGTTGTTTCAAGATTTCTTAAACAATTTTCATATCAAATACAAACTAATGATTTAGAAAATTATGCTTATACTATTAATAAATGTTATTTAAATATTAATAAAGAAATATATGATGAATTATTAAATTTAAACTTAGAACATTTATTTAATGAATTTAAATCTGATAACTCTAAATCATTTATATTAGATTTGTATGCTCCTAAAGATGAAAACAATATAACCGAATCCGATAGAGTGTTTTATACACGTAAAAATGCAGAATTTATTGACAAATACAGACAATTTATTGATACTTTACCCAACTACAAAGATTATTTACTAGCACCTTTACTTTATCAAGCAAGCGTAAAAGTTAATACATCAGGGGTATTTAAGGGATTTCATAAAAATGGTAAAATAGGTTGTTATGGTGGCAAAGCACAAAATTGTTTATCAAGAATTAAATCAGATATAGAAATATTGTTGCCTGTATATTCAGATTTTAAAACTGAAAATATAATTTATAAAGATTATGCAGAAAACGTAGCAGGATATATGGAAAATTGCGATATTACTTATATAGACCCACCATATAATCAACATACTTACGGCTCTAATTACTTTATGTTAAATTTGATTAATGATTATATAAGACCTAGCGAAATATCTAAAATTTCAGGCATTCCAACAGATTTTAATAGAAGTATATTTAATTCAAAATCTAAGGCAGAATCTGAATTAGTTGATTTAATCTCTAAAATTAAATCAAAATATATTATAATGAGTTATAACAACGAAGGATTTATAAATTATGATACATTTACTAAATCTCTATCAAAAATTGGCAAATTAGATGTATTAGAGCAAGATTATAACACATATAGGGGTTCAAGAAATCTTAATCAAAGAGATATAAAAGTTAAAGAATTATTATTTATTTTAAAGAAACATTAAGAATTATCTAAGTTAATTTTAAGTATTAATAATATACAATTCTATTAAATCAAATACAGAATACAGGAGTTGCAAGATGACTAAACGCACCAATCACATTAAATCAAAATCAAGGCTAGAACTTGAAAATGAGTTGATAGATTTATCAAAACAAAATGGTAAAATAACTGAATTTGTTAAAATACAAAAAATAATTATAGGTGTTTTGGCAGGATTATTGGTATCAGGAATTTTATTAATTTCTGATTTAGTATATAAAAATATAAATTTAAATTCTAAAATTAAAGATACTGATATAGAATTAAAAAATAAAAAATCAGAATTATTAGATTTAAATAATACTCTTATTAATAACTATTCTATAATAGAAAATTTAAAAACAGATATTATATTAAAATTCACTAAAGAAACTATATTAACTGATTTAGCCAAATATGATTATATTTCAGAAAGAGAACAAAAAATTATATACAATTCTGTAATTAAATATTCTGATTTATATAAAATAAATCCATTAATTTTATATGGAATTCTATTTACTGAATCTACATTTAAAACAGATATTCAGCACGCTAAAGTTAATCTTATTATTGATAATAAGAAAATTCAAACTAGAGCGATAGGTTTAGGTGGTGTAGTTTGGGAATGGTGGGCTAATGATTTAAAAGAAAACAATATAGCACAAACAAAATCAGACCTTTTCGATATAGACACAAATATTAATGCCACTGCATACATTTATACAGAAATGTTTAAACGTGCTAAACTTAAATCAGCAAGAACACAAACTGAATCTGCACTAATGAGATATTTTGGTGGCGAATACAAATGGTATTCTGATAGAATTAACTCAAAAATAGTTCAAATAATTAATGATATGCTTCTAAATTAATATTATATTAAGTTTTAATATAGTAATATTTTATCAAATTCAACATAAAGGAAAACAAAATGTTTTTTAAATATAATAGTTATTTAATCTCAACAGAAAATGTATCTGTTGTAATTTTCGATAAAGAAAAACAAAGGCTAACAATTAATTTTAATTATCCTATTAATATTAAAATTAACAATTACAGGACAAAACAGGTTTCAGATTATCTTTATCTTATAGTTGATGAAAATCAAGAAAATGAAATTTTTACTTACTTCAGCAACGATAAAGATTATATAAAATTCACAACAGGTTCTACCACAATTTTTGTAAAAATCAAATTTATATCTTACATTAAAACAATAGAAAATGAATTAAAAATTGTATATAATCTTACACACCCTATTAATATAGACGGCTCTGCAAAAGTTACAACAACTGCTGAATTTGTTTATAAATTCTTTGATAATTTAGAACATTTTAATGAAGAAGTAACTAGAATTTCAAAAATAATTAATCTTAAAAATATAGAAGAGATTAATCAATAAGGATTAATTATGCAAGAAACACAAGAGTTGCAAAAGATTAAAAATACAGAAACTTCAAATGTTGATGATTCTTGGGTAGATGAAATAGAGATTTTAGAAATCCCTAAACCTGAATATAACTATCCTGAAGATATGAAAAAACACGTAGAACAAAATATACCTTTGCCATATACAATTGATGATGTTGATAAACGTGTTCCTTTTCTTATGGATTTACAAAAAGATGTATGCTTTGTAAATGAAAGAATCTTTGAAGAAAAAGAAGGTGCTTTTGAAGAATATGAAGCAAAGCGTGATATTTATGTAGAGAATTTTAAAGAATTGTATAGACAAGTAAGAGATGATTGGGTTAAATATGATAATCCTGACGATAACCCCTGGAAATCTGATTTAATTGATATATATCAAGATGATTGGCACTCTTACGAACATATTAAATCTAATTATACTCAACACTTTAAAATTGATTATACTAAAGATTTTAAACACGTTGATTTTCTTACTGAAGATTTTGAAAAAGACCCTATGAAATTTTTTCTTAATCTTGCAAATACAAATAAAGAATTATACGATAAGAAAATGCGTGAATATCAGTATCGAAATCGTGCTAGATATTGGAAATTAAGTTATGAAGAGTTTTTGCAATTAGATAGATATGATACTAGACGCAATAATTACCCTAAACCTGAAAATACAGATTGCGGATATGATAGGGATTATATGAATATTCCTAGACCACCAAAAGGCGTAACATATCCTGTTGGTAATAATTATATATATCTATGGTGCAATTACAATTTACTAGACCTAGAACGTGAAATGGCTTTTCATAATCATATGCCAAAATTACCAAGTCTTAATATAGAAGATTGGAAATTCGATAAAATGGGAAGAGATGGTGTAGAAAATGACTTTTTCAATCGTAGAATTCCTGATTTTACACCACAAGGATTAATAGACGCAGTTTTATTTAAATATCCTTTTCAAGACGGAAATTGGAACGGATTAAGATATGAACCTAGTGGCAAAGAACTTGATTATTACGGATATTTTACACCTAGACAAGCAGACCTAGAGTTCAAAAAGAGAAGTGACCTAGTAATGGTATCGCATTATCAAGATGAAAAAGACCTTAAAGATTTATGTGAAAAGTATAATATAGACGGAATAGCCCTAGATTGGAACAAAGACCTAATTAATAGATTAGTTGCTAGTTTAGAAATGGGTTTAATTAAAGAAATTAACGATGATACTATATTTGATGTAGAACATAAAATTATAGACCCATTCCCACCTGTATTAACAGAAGAAGACAAATTAAGAATACAACAAGAAAAATTAGAGCAAGAGCGAATAGCAGAAGAAATCACAAAAGACGCACTAGAACGTGCAAAAAAGCGTGATGAAGAAGCAAAATATAAAATCTTGCAAAATCAGTTATACTCTGAAAGAGTGCAATGGTGGCGTAAATGGAACGATTTGCAAAAAATGGTAAATCCTAACGTTCAGAATTATATTAACACTGAAGGCGATGATTGGGCTGACGGAACACACGAAGCAGGTATTGAAAATTATAAGAATTTAATATATACTTATAAAGATAGAATAATTGAGAGATATTTAAGAGTTAATAACTTACTTGATAAATCAGAACAAGAAAAACAAGAAATTATTAATTCTAAATTTCAATTATCTAACGAACAACAAGAAAAATTTGACTTGTATTGTAAAAATAGAGATTACCTAGAAAAAGGAGCAGAAGTGAGAGATTTTGAATTAGATGAAGATTACAGTGAAAGTGGTGCAGGCGAAGTTCATCAATTAACTTTAGAAGAATTTAACGCATTAGTAAAAATAGAGCAACAGAAAAAAGAGCGTGAAAACGCACAACTACAATTAAATAAAGGAGTCCAAATGGAAAACACACAAAATCCACAAACTAATAATACACACGATTTAAGTGATGAAACACTAGATTCACTACTTAAAGCACTTGAAGGACTTGATACACCTAGTTCATCAGTTGTTACAGAAAGTAACATTATAGACGTTGATACTATTGATGAACCACCAACAATTCCTGTGAAACATATTCAAGAGCCACAAAATGTTACAAAAAGTAACACTATTCAAGAACAGCCAAAATACGTTAATCAACACGAGCCATTACAGGCAATAGTTGATACACCTGATAATTCAATTAAAGAAACTTTATTAAATGAAAATGTAGAACAAGAGTATAAACCTAAATATACACAACAAGAATTAGATAAAGTTGAAATTCCTGATGTTCCGCAAGAGTGTGATAAACCTTTACCAAAAAATAAATCAGATTATACATTTTATGACTTTGATATTATTGAAAAAACTGAACGTGAATTTGCCGAAAAATGGCTAGACCTTGAAGATGAAATGAAATCTGTTAAAGAACGTATGAAACTTCTTAAAAAAGAATATGAAGATAAGTCAATTAATCCACAATCTGTTATTAAAGCACTTAAAGCAGTTGAAAAACGCTATAAAAAGACTTCTGATGAAATTGAAGAAGAAGCAAGAGTATATAGCCACTTGTCAAAAGATAAGTCAATATTATTAAGAATTTCAGGTAAGATTTCTGACCGCAAGAAAAATCAATTAGCGTGCGATGATAAGAGTGTTGAAGGTATAATGGCTAATAATGAGTGTAAAAATGTAGGACGACAGAAAGAATTATGGAATTTTATAAATGATGATAGACACAATTTTATAATGGATTCTTAGATGAAATATAGTCCGTATAGTTTTTCTAAAATTTCTTGTTACCAAGATTGTAATAGAAAATTTAAATACAAATATATTGATAAGATTAAAGTTCCTATTAATAATGAAGCATTAGTTAAAGGTTCTAAAATTCATAAAATTTTAGAACTTGAAGACTTTACTAATTATAATAATGACTTAGAATATAAAGAAATTGTTGATAAATTTGTAAATTCTGATATAGGTAAGGATATTTTTTCTAAAAAATCTATTAAAGAATATCAGATTAAATTAGATTCTAGGATTAATCCTTGTAAATCAGACCATATATTTGTTGGATATGTAGATAGAATTAATCAATCTGATATATTAGAATTAATAGATTATAAAACAGGTAAGTATAAGGAATTGCAGTATCAATCTTTTACTCAATTGATATTTTATGCTATATATTTCTTTAGAAAATACAGCAATATAGACAAAATTAAAATTAGATATGTATATGTAGAACATTGCCTAGAAAATACTTTAGAATTAGAAAGACAATATTTAGATGTATATTTAGATACATTTAAGAAATCTATTATAGAAATTGAAACATCTGAATATTACCTAAAGAATACTAAATTTTGTAATTGGTGCGAATATAAAGATTTATGTGATAAAGATTTAACATAAGTTAATAAACTAGATAAATAGTTTTAATTAAATTAAAACTGATTATAAAGGTTATTTCTAATGAATAAATCACTAAATGAAATTTTGATTAATAATATCAAGAAAGATGGTAAAATTGTTCCATTATCTGAAAATATAGATATGGAAAACACTGAAAAAATACTTATGGATATGATAGAGCAAAAGAAAAAGACTTCACTTGCTTATGAAATATCAGAAGTTCAACCTATGATAGCACCTGTTGGCGTTGTATTCGTATCTAATTATGATTACGCACAAGAAAAGATGACTATCGGCAAAATAAAAATAGAAGCACAAACTTCTAAAATTAAGACAGATATTACACAAGAAGCACTAGATGATTTGGCTCAATTTGGCAAAGATTTTGAACTTATTGAAAAATTTGTTCGTAGAGCAAGTGATAATGATGAAAATATGAAATTCGTTCAGTTTCTTAACACAAAATCAACTGCTATGCCTGATTTAAATATGACTGCATATGATTCAACTAATTCTGAAAATTCTTTGTTTATTCTATTAAAGAGAATTACAGAAATAGTATCAGAAATCAATAAATCAAACTATATGACTTTTAGTTCATATTGTGTAGTTCCTGCCAAATTTGCAAGCATTCCACTAGGTCAAGGATTTAATAACGTATCTGAAGAAAATGAGTTATTTTTAGGTGCTTATAAGAAAGTAAGATTTTATCTAAATCCTGATGTTAATGACGAACAAATATACGTAGGATTATGTTCTAAAATAGAATCAGGTGTATCATCAATTATATTTAGTCCTTATCAATATCTTATTTCAAAAGCACAAGACCCTGAAACAGGTATAGAGAAGTATTTTGTGTTTAATAGGTATCAAATCACAGAAAACCCATTAAATCAAACTAAGATGTATAAATTTAAGATTAAAATCAACTAATTTTCGTTAATATAGGGGGAATTAAAAATCCCCTTTTAAATAGGAGTATAAATGATTAAAGTAAAAGATATTATGGATTTTAGATTTGAAAATTTATATCTTGAAGATATAGATGAAATACAGGATAAAGAGCGAGATTATAGAGAATATATAAATGAAGCCACTGCCAATCCTATTAAAGATTTAAACTCTGTTGAATTAAAGAAAAATCTTAAAAATTTAGGCATAAAAATTAAAGATTTTGTAGAAACAAACGCAATATTTAGTATTACTTTATATAAAATAGATGATGAAATATATACAAATTTAAACACTCTTCTTAAAGATTATGACTTCAAAATAGAAGTTAGCAAAAAATCAATTATTATTTTTAAACCTTAACTTTTTTTAAATTCCTATTTTTATAGATAGGAATTCTCTTTTTATTAGTGTATTACATTTTAGTTACAATATTATATTAAATTAAGTAGTTAATAAATTTTGGATATGAATTCATTTTAGACTTTTATGTTTTTTGCCGTAGGCAATATATTAAAAAATTTAAATTTATTATATTTCTTATTATAAGAATTTTGTTGAAATTTAAATTTTAATCCTAAAAATATTAACTACTTAAAGATTGCTGAATTTATTAAATTAATTATTTTATTTAAGTTTATTTTAAGTAGTTAATAAAAACTGCATACGAATTTAAATTTTTGAATTTATTGTATTTCTTATTATAAGAATTTATATAAAAATTTAAATTCATATCCTATTTTTATTAACAACTTAATTTAACCTTAAACAGATTAAGATACTATATCTGTAAGATAAGATTTCTTAAGTTTCGTTTAAGTAGTTAATAAAATTTAGATACCAAATCAGAATTTTAAATTTTATATAGAATTCTTATAATAGAATATCAAATAAATTCAAAAAAATTAAAATTCAATCCTAAATTTATTAACTACTTAATTATCAATTAATGTGTAACTTCTTTATTACTAATTTAAGATTAATTTAAGTTGTTAATAAAATTTGCATACGAATTTAAATTTTTATATAAATTCTTATAATAAGAAATCAATATAAATTCAAATTTTAAATTCATATCCTAAATTTATTAACTACTTAATCTATTCTTAAATAAAATAATTAATATATAAAATTAAGTAATCTCTAAGTAGTTAATAATTTTAGGATATAAATTTTTTATTCTAAATTCTTAAATAAATAGTCTTAATAAAATTAATTCAAAAAGAGTTTATATATGAAACAGACCATTCCTTTTACTTTTGAAGAAATCTACAAAGATTTAGAAAAAGAATTTGCCAAGTTAGGATATGATACACCATTTGAAGGTTCTAATACAGCACAGATAATAACTGCAATGGCATATACTATTTCTAACCTAAATTTAAACACAGCAGTTAATATTAATGAAAATTTACTTACTCTTGCAAGAAAAAGAAAAAATATATTACAAGACGCACGAATTTTGGGATATGAAGCAAGTAAGAAAATATCTTATAAGTATAAAATAGAACTCAAATTTAAACAACTAGGTAAATTTATAATTCCTAAATATTCTGTATTTACTTCAGGGGATAAAAAGTATTATTATCTAGGTTCTGATAAAACAATAGAAATTAGAAATATAGACGAGATGAATTCTTTAACTCTACAATTAGAGATAAAAGAAGGTAATCTTATTACATATAAAGAAAAACCTAATGAATTAATTTATACATTTAATGGAATTCAAAATTATATAGATATACCTTATACAGATGTTGAAGATGATGGTATAGAAATTTATGCTACTTATTACGACCCTATACGTGGTAAAATAGAAAAAGAAGAGTGGAATAAATCTAAAATTCTTTTGCTTGATAAAAACGACCAACTACATAAAGAATTCTTAAGACTTGATGTAACTGATACAAATACACCAAGATGTTATTTTGCTTATTCAGGAATAGGTCACGAATTGCCTGCTGGAGCAATTTTGGAAGTTAATGCACTTATTTCATCAGGCTCACAAGGTGCTTTACAAGGTTCATTACAAATAGACGGCTATATTCAAGAATTTTGTAAATTAAATGACGCATTTCAGCCACAATTATTAGTTACAGGATTAGAAGAAGAATCTGATAAATCTATTAAAGATAATGCTCCACTAATGAATAACACTGCTTCAAGAGTAGTTACAGCATTTGACTATAAAGCAGTTGCTAATAATCACGCTTCAGTAAAAGATTGTATAGTTTGGGGTGGCGAAGATGAAGTTCCTGTAAGAAAAGGAAATATTTATTATAGTTTCTTGCCTGAAAAAATATCAAGAAAATTTAGTATTTATTCAAAGGTTTCAGGCACTGAAGTTTTTGAAGGTATAAATGATAAATCAACTATTTCTGAAAGATATATTTATAAATTAGATGATTCTATTAATAAAGAGAAAAATTATATATCAAATTCAGAATTATTATCACAATCTATAAATGAAAATAAAACTATATTAAATCCAGGTGTTTGGGATAACTTAGATAAATTTAAACTCCCTGCACTTTATGATAACTTAAGAAATCCTATTTATGTATTTGTTGATTTTTATATAGATGTTAAAAAATATAAATTAGGTATAGCACAATCTGAAATAAGACAGAAAATTTTTGATAAATTAAATGAGAAAATTCAGAGATTAGAAACATTTGATACTACATTTTTTAATTCTAATATTATTAAACAATTAGATAATGAATTATCAGATATTATGGGTCTTACATTAAAACCTAAATTTTATATATTAATAGATTCTGAAAATACTGCTAAAAAACGTATGAAATCAATAACTTCATCAAACCTAAGAGCATATATAGATTTAGTAAGCAACAATCAATCTGCTAAATTAAATGTTTGGCTTCCATTAAATGGATTTGAAGGCGATACTATAAATGTAGAATATAATAAACCTATTGTATATAAAGACGGCTCTTATACTTCAAAAGATACACTTAAAGCAACTAATACAGATGTTGTAAATAGATTAATCTCAAAAACATATGATATTTCAAATTTAAATCAATCAGGCGGAGTTAATGTAATATTTAATTCAAGAGATAAAACAATTAATCTTAAAGGAACAGATTTACAATATTACAATATAGAAAATAAAAGATTATATTATTATTCTAAGATTAATGGATATACTTCACAAATTCAAATTTTATTACCTAAATTTGTAAAACCTGGTGACAAAATTAAAGTAACAGCACATTATGGCAAAACTGATACAGAAGAAACATCTATTGTATCTGATTATACAATTAATAAAAATGATAAATTTAGTAATAGAGTTGATATATTAGATAGGTTTCACGGCTCTTATGCAGGTATTGTTTATCCGTTAAGATATACAATTGAATATAGTAATGAATTTGGTAATAAATTAAGTGGCGAAGAGTGTGCTAATTTAGAAATAGCAAAACAAAAAACAGATTCACAAAATCAAGTATTTAATGGATTATCATTATCTGAATTGTTTTATGATTCTTATACTGACGAATTATCAGAACACGTTGAAGTTTGGCTACCTTCTGCAATAGCGAAAGAAAATGATATATTAATAGTTCAATCAAAATTAAATCCTAAAAATAGAGTTTCAATAGATTTAACAAAAGAACAAATTAATAAGAAAAAAATAGAAGTTTCATTACCTTTAGAGAAATTATCAGTATTAAACTATTCTTATACTTCTGTTAAAGGCGAGAATATTAATATATATCCATTATATTATAAAGACGCACATATTAATACTATTGAAGAAATATCAGATGACTCACTAGATTTTGCAAGTAAGCAAATAGAAATTAAAAAAGAGTATATACCAACTAATACAGGAACAGGAGTGGAAACGTTTAAAGACAATTACACCATTGAATTATTTGCAAATGCTATTAATAAATTTGATATTAGAAATTTAATTATTAATAGAAATGATAATACACCATTATCTGCTTTAATTCCGTCAGGTTCTGAATTAGCAAAACAAGGTGTAAAATTTGAATATCCTTATTTAATTTGGGAATATCCACCAAAAAATACTAAAACAAAAGTATTAACAATAAATTTAGACGGAAAAACAAAAGATTATATATTATCTGTTAAATCTTTATCAACTTCATCAATAGACGCAACAGACGAAGGCGAAGGTGGTATTTATATATACTTAGATTTACCTTTTGAAGATTTATATACAAATAAAAAATTAAATATAGATGTATTACCTAAGATAGAAACATTAAATTATATTGAAAGTAAGAAAATTTATGTTGATACAACAATAAATGCTGAAACTATTAAATCTATTTTTCCTTATATAATTACAGAAGACCAATTAGATACATTAAATTGGCAAGCACTAGAATATATTTCATTTCCTGTTAAAATAGATGATGAAGTTGTAGGAACTTACACTATATTTAATGAGAGAATTCCTTATATAAGAATTAAATTAAAAAGAAATGTATCATCACCTGATGAATCAAGATATTTAAACCTTAAATATCCAACAGATAATATACATTTTATTAGAAATAGTTTCTTAAGATTAAGAAATGTTTATTTTGAAAATAATCTAAGGGATAATTAATGGATAATCAATTTTCACAAATAGTTAAAAATTTAATTCCTGAAAATATAAGAAATATTAAATTGATTAAAGATTCTATTGATGTGTTTTTACAGCACATCATAGATAATTCAAATATAGCCATAGATATTGCCAATATATTTGATGAAAATAAAACTGCTTTATATGAAGAATTTGTTAAAATTTATCTTAAAAATATGTATCTTGTATTAACAGATTCTAATTATAATCAACAACTTAATGCAAAATTAACAAAATTATATAAATTAGCAGGTTTAAAAGATTTTAAGGAAATAACTATTTCTGATGATGTATTAAAAATCCTTAATAAAGATATAATATTTGGCAATAAAGCATTTAAGAATTCTAAAGGTATATCTACATCAATAGAATATGTATATCACTTAATAGAACAATTAGAATTACAACAATCAATTTTACGTGGTGACGGATATTTTAGATTTATTGAAGGTGATGAAGTTTTTGAATACACAATTGAAGGCTCACTTTTACAAGAAATTTACGAACACTTTGTTAAACCTTTATCACACCCTGTTGGTTGGACTTATTCTTATAATAGATTATATGAATTATATTTTAAAGATTATTTTTTGGTTAAACCTGTTTATAAATTTAATTATTTTTATGTAGGTTGTCAATGGGGGCAATCTGATAAAAAAGATGATTATAAAGCAAATTTAGGATATTTACCTTTTACAGATTCAGACGGAAATAACATTAAGCAAAGAGATGGTGTATTAATATATGCTGATAATAACGAGAAATATCCATTTGAAAATTTAGAAGATTTAATGTTTGTTGCAAATCATAAAGATGTGAAACTTGATATACCTATCATTAGAGATGGTAACTCTTATGATGTATATCCTGCCGATATGAATAACTTAGTTAAAGATAATAATGTTATAGAAATATTACAATATACATCAGGTAAAGACACTATTACTGAAGTTTATTTTAAATCAGGCGAAAAATTAGAAGGACATACATTTCCTAGAAGTTTAAAATTATTATATTGGAATAATCCTGATACACCTTTAAATGCACGTGGCGAAATTACAATAGTTAAAAAAGATTATGATGATGTATTAGGACACTGCGGTTTAAATTTAGATTATAGTGTTGAAATGGTTACTGAAATTGTTGAAGAATTAGCATTTTATGAAGATTTTGGTATTGCTTCAAGTTATGCAAAACTTAATGCAGTAGGCGGAATTTATTGTGGAAGATTTGTCGTAGGACAAAGATATGTAAATAATGATATATCACTAACATATGCAAACTATCCAAGATTTAATAGAGAACGATATTCAGATTTTTTAAATTATAAAAATATAGACGAATTAAAAGGAACTAGAAATAATCAATTTAGATTTATAGAAAAAATTGTATTTTTTGATAATAAAGTTGAGATTTTAAATGATAGTTTTTTCTTAGATAAGAACTTTAAAATAAGATATAATTCTGATGATTCTACTATACAAGATTTAAAATTAATTAATTATTATAAGTTAAGTTTAAAGAAAAAGCAAGATATTAAATTTGAGATATTATTAGATAACAAAGTAATAGAAACATTTATTATTAAAAAAGTTAAACCTATTTCAAAGGGCTTGGATTTTGAAATTCAAAATAATGAAATTTACGTAGAAGAACACGATTTTGACCCTAAGACAACAGGTTGGGTCTATATGAACCCTTACTATTATAATAATACAGCAAACGAAATATCAGCAACTGATTATGGAGTTGAATATCAGTATAAGAAAACAAAAACAGGTTGGGAATATAGAAATAACAAATATACTTTAGAGAAAAGATTAGTAGGCAATCAAGGAATTATAGCAGTTGATGAATTTAGTATAGAATCTATAAGCAATTTTGATAATGTAACTAATGTTGAGATAGAATTTAATGATTTATTTGAATTGCCAAAAGACTTATTAAATAATCAAATTGATAATAATGCTTATGTTGGATATTTTTATGCAAATTCAGGATATATCAACAATTATGAAGACCTTGCTATACAAGAAATAACAAATAAAGGTGTATTAGACACCGAAAGAGAATAGGATTTTGAATGGCTTTACAACAATCATCAAATTTTCAAGTTTTTATACCATTTTTAGGTAAAGAGCAATATCAAGTTCAATCTATCGAATTACCTGGATTATCAGTTACACCTTTAGAAGCATTTTCGCAATCATCTAAACGTGCATTAATTGGCGGTGACTCAATAAATTTAGACCCTGTAACTATTGAATTTGTAGTTGATGAAAAATTAGAATTATATAAAAAAGTAATGAGTTATTTTCATAGTATTTGTAATGTAAATGACGGATTTATTAATCCTGAATTTGATTTTACTTGCGGAATAGAAATAACCGATAATATGGGAATTTCATTAATATGTATGCAATTATATGGTTGTAGAATAGAATCAATAAATTCACTACAATATTCAGCAAATCAAGAAGATAATGATATGATTTTATCAGTAACATTAAAATTTGATGATTATGAATTTATTGATAAATCTAAATTTAAAGAGTTGTATTTAATTAAATAGTTTTATATAAATTTTGTGTAAATTTGTGTGTTTTCTAAATTTAGGAATTTAATAAATACTTTTAAAATTATATAAAGGATAAATTTTGAGTGAAAATTTAAATACACCAAATGTTGCCGAAACTTCTAATGTTATTACTAATGTTAATAAACCTGTTAAATTTAAAATAGTTAATTATATCGTTACCGATAATATTGAAGATACTGAATTAACTAAATTTATATTAGATAAAATTGATAATATTAAAACACAATTTCCTGATTTAGGTATAGTTGCAAACGTTTTGGATAAAGCGAAAAAGCGTTCTGTATATTATATTGATACTATTACATCTAAGAAATTAGGATTGGATAATATTATAGGTTCTGATATATTTAATGAAATAGATAAAAATCATAACGGACAAGGAAGTTCTGTTGATTTAGAAAAACTTAGTAAAGTTGTTTCATCTGAAATTCAAGAAAAGATTAAAACACTAATACAAGATTTAAAAGTAGTTAAAGACCAAATTCAAAGTTTTGAAGTTAAACTTAATCAAGTTCCTAGTTCAAATGGTGGCGAGCCTGCAAGAGAATTATCAGTTAAAGAATACTTTTTAGATACATCAAGAATTCTTAATTCTAATGCAGATATACCAAATATATCAGGTAAATTAGACGTTGAAAAATTTGACACTTTTAAAGAGAAAACATTAAAAGATATATTAGACACAAACAATAAAATAGCACTTTTGCAAGCAGAAGTTAATAAAATTGATGAATTGGTTGATACAAAAGTTAATGCAAGATTGCAAACTGATGGATTAGATTCTAAAATTAACACTAAAGTTAATGAGATATTAAACACAACTAAAACACAAATTAAACAAGAATTAACAACAGAATTAGTAAAAGAATTTGCTAAACTTATACCTTCATCAAGTGGTTCAAATACACCTACAACACCTACAACATCTGTAACAGGCATTACAGAACAAAGAGTTAATGAGATTTTACAAGTCAAATTAACTGAATTATCAAGTTCATTGAATATTGATAAAGTAGTTCAAGATAAATTAAATCTTGTCAAAGACTTACTAATTCAAAATATAGAACAAAAAGCAGAAGCAAAAGTTCAAGAAGTTCTAAATGCTAGTATAGACCAAAAAATTGATGATAGGGTAGAAGTTAAAACATCGGCTATTTCTCAAACTCTTGATAATAAAATAGATGGTAAGATTAATGATAAATTAAATGTTAAATCTGTTGAAATTTATAATTCTATTGATACTAAGATTAATGATAAATTAGCAGTTAAATTAGTAGATGTTAATAAAAATATTACAAATCAAATTAATACAGAAACAGATAAAATTAATAAATCTATTGACACAAAAGTAAATGCTAAATTTGATACTAAACTTAATCAAAACTTAGATGAAAGATTTGAAAGTGTATCAGGACAAGTAGATTCTAAAGTTTCAGAAGCAATTAAAACAAAAGTTGGTGACGCTATAAGCGAGAAAACAAATGATTTAATTATATCAGTTAATAAAAGATTAACAGAAAATTTAAATTTGATTAAATCTGAAATAGATACTAAAATAGGCACTAAATTTTCAGAAGGTATAGAAGAAAGAATTTCAGGTATAGTTAATAATAAATTAGCAGAGATAAATTCAGCATTATCAGGATTTACAGAGATAAAAGTTGATAGAGCAGTAAAAAATGCTATATTTAATGAAATTAAAAAAACTTTAGTTGCAAATGGTTATAATGTAATAGAACAACTTAAAGATACAGATAAAGTTACAGAATGTTTTGTTACACTTAAACCTACATCATTAAAATCAGAATATGGATATGGTCTTGCAGATTTATGTTTTTATGATAAATTAGATAATTTATATAAAGTTAAAATGATAGGTGTAGATTCAGGAAGTGCAAATTTAAAACAAAATTTATATACTAAAGTTATATTAACTAAAAAACAAGAAGAGTGGCTAAAAGCAGAAAATTCAACAAGAGTAATAATTCCTAATGATTATCAAATTGATAGTTCTAATGAAATAGTTGCATATGTTAAAGTTGGCGATTGCTATACTTGGGGTGTCAATGGATATTATGTGCTTACAAACATCTTATTGCAAACTAAAGGTGTAGGAACATATGATTATTGGATGTCAAAACAAGGAAGTTCAATTGAAGATTCAACAATTTATATAAAATTTGATAAATTTATACCTTCAAAAATGACAATTTCAGCAGGAACATTGACAAGACGAACACTAACATTGTCAATTAATGTAAGAGCAAAAATAGATTTAGGTAATTTTACCTATAAAGATTTAATATTGTTTAATAAAGAAAATGCTTCTTTATCTGCTGAAGCAGACCCTAATAAAAATAATTTATTGTGTAAGCCTAATACATATATCTTTACAAGAGAAGATTATTTAGATTCATTTAATTAATATAAATTTAAGGGATTATTAATTTAATCCCTTACTTATTTTACTTGTTTTGAAGTAATTTTTTATTATCTTGAAGTTGTTTAATTAAATCAGTAGTAGAGATAATATTAATATTTTCTATTTTAATATCTTTGTTATTATCTTTTTTAGATTCTTGCTCTAATTTCTTTAAATTTAATAATATACTAGAAATATCTTTATAACTTGCAGTCAATAATTTTATACTTGAATTTACAGCAGTCACTAAGTTTGCATATGCAGTAATTTTATCAGCACTTGCATTTTCTTCATTGAATATATCAGAAGTAATTGAATTTACTATTTTTTGCGTATTATCAACATTTTCTAATAAAGATTCTCTAACCTTTTTATAATCATCAATCATTAATTTAAGATTAAATAGTTCAATTGAAATTTTATTTTTATTAGACTCTTTTTGTTCTCTTTGTTCTATTACTTCGCTTGGTGTAATTTCAGTTATATCTGATATGTCAGATTTTAATGTTTTATTCTCAAAATTATCAACTATAACTTCTACATCTGAAATATCTGTTTTACGTTTTATTGATTCTAAATCTTCTAATTTTTCATTTAATAATTTTTCAAGTTCATCAGCAGAAGATAAATTTTCAAAATCAATATCTAATCCCATTAATTATCCTTATAGAAAATAAGAAATTATACTAACATAATAATATGCAGTATTTTCTAAAATTAAATAATTAAAATTAAACATTTTTAAAATCTCAAATAATACATTCATTATCAATTCCTTATATAGCCTAAAATAGTTTGTTCTCTTAACATTATTTGATTATCGTCTAAATCAATTCCTGATATTGTTTCAAAATATACAATATCATTAACTTTAATGTCTTTAACTTTATCGCCTATTGCTATTACTTTACCATTGGTTTGGCGGTCTTCAACAACTGACTTTTGTGTTTCAGTTTTTATAATAATCCCTGAATCTGATGTGATATCTTTTTGATATTTAAGTTGAACTAATACATTTTGTCCTATTGGCTTAATCATTATTACTCCTTATATTATCTTTTATATTTATTAAAGAAATTTATGATATCATAGCATTATAGCAAAAATACATAAATAAAGGATTAAATTTGATAACAAAAACTACAAAACTTAATGAAAGTTTTTATTTGCTAGATGTAGCAGACGATGAAACTAAGATTAAATTGTGTAATAGATTATCAGCACCTATAAAGAACGCTAAGTATAATACTAGAGTTCAAGCAGGTATTATAAGTCCTAATGAATACTTTTTCAAAATTAATCCTAACAATTGTAATCAAGTAGCGGTATATTCAGGTCTTTTAAATTTCTTAACTGATTTGGGTTCTGCTCCGTATATGCCGACTAATACTTTTACAGATTTAGAGATACAGCAACATATTGATAATTGTTCTCAAAATCTAAAATTTACTCCTTATGATTATCAATGTGAAGCAGTAATAGGTGCAATTAAAAATGAAAAACACTTTATAAGGTCTGCAACAGGTTCAGGAAAATCTGTTATTATAGGATTAATATCAGATTTCTTATGCTCTAAGGGATTAAAAGGATTAATTTTAGTTCCTAATATATCATTAGTTAATCAATTTGCTTCAGATTTAAAAGATTATAACCTAGATGTAGCAAAGAATTTACATTTAATAGGTGGTGTATATAATGATAAGAATTTTGATTTAAATTTAACTATATCAACTTATCAATCTGTAATGAGATTTAAGGAAAAATTAAAAGAATTAGATTTTATAATAGTAGATGAAGGACACGGAACTAAAGGAAATGAAATATTTGATATAGTTAATAAATGTATTAATGCTAAATTTAAGATAGGATTATCAGGAACATTACCTGAAGAGCCTGTTGATAGATTTAGAGTTATTGCGTGCTTTGGTAAGCCTAAAACATATATTACAACACAAGGATTAATAGATAGGGGTTTAGCAACACCTGTTAAAATTAATATATTAAGATTATCTTATAAGAATTTAGATATTAAGATACCTAATAATTACTCACAACAATTAAAATTAATTAAAGAATATGAACCTAGAAATCAATTAATTGTAAATTTAGCAACAGCATTAAAAGGTAATACATTAGTTTTATTTCAACACACAGAACACGGAATTAAATTAATTACTGATATATATGCTAAAAAAGGTATTAAAGTTTATAGAAATAATATAATAGGTAAATCTGCATTAGTCTTACAAGACCAATATAAAATTTACTTTATTAATGGTAATGTAGATGGCGATGATAGAGAATTAATAAGAAAATTAATTCAAAATGAAACAAACGCTATTATAGTAGGTAATATGGCTTGTGTTTCAACAGGTATTAATATACCTAATTTACATAATTTAATTTTAGCAAGCCCTTTAAAATCATATGTAACTATTACACAATCAATTGGACGTGGTGTAAGAAAACACGATTCTAAATCTGTATTCAATCTTTATGACCTAGCCGACAATTTAGGTTTATTTAGAAAACAACTAAATCATAGAATAGAAACATCTTACAATCCTGAAGGCTTTAAGTTGAATTTAAGAGATTTAGATTTATAATTGTTTCAAGATAAAAAAGGAATACAAAATGAAAGAAGTATTAAGTTTAAAAACTAAATTTAATAAAATTACTACATCACAAAATAAATTTGAATCTGCAATGCTGTATTTTTACCTAGATGATGATTCTGATAATATTTTTATTTTTAATGCTTTAAACGCACATATTCTTAAATATAAAAAGACACAATTAACAGATTTTGATAAAACTAAATTAAATCAAAAAGTTTATAATAACGCTACACTATCAGAAGTTTTTGATGAATTTATAGATAATCTTGCAGAAATTTTAAATAATACTATTTCAGAAGTAAAATCAAAAATACAAATAGTAAAACAATGTAATTCAGCATTAGAAAATAATTTTTCGGAGTATTTAATATGAAAAAAGAATTAAAAGATAATAATTTATATTTTAATGATATATTAGTTTATAGTGGCACAGATTATTCAGTAGATGTTAGATTTATGAATTCTTGTTTAAGAAATAAATCTGATTTAGAAACAATAAACAAATTAATAGATAAAAATAATTTAAAAATTGATAATTTATTAGATAATATAACTCAATTAAAGAAAAATTTAGCAACTTTAGGATTTTCTAAAGAAAAAATTAAAGAATTTGATGAATTAGATATTATAGGATTTTAAGGTGTTAAGATGATAAAAATATACTCTTGCGTTACAACTTTTGAAAAAGATAAGAATCTTTATATGTGTTTTAGAGTTAATGACACTGACACTAAAGATTTAGAAAAATCCAAAATAATAAGATATAATTTAACATCAAATGGATTATATAGCGTTAAACTTGATGAAGGCGTTAGTGTTAAAGATTTTTTTAAAAAATGTCCTAAGAAAGTTTATTATAATACTGATATATATCGGATTTTATTATTTGGATTTTTTCGTGATAAAAAATTAGAATTAGAAAAACAAAATAAAAAATTAGATAAGAAAATTAAAAACTTAGAAAATAATTTAATTTATTTTAAAACAAAATATCCTGAATTATCTATATAAAAAGTATAAAGGAATAATATGAAAACAAATAAAGCACCAATCAAGCCAATCACACTTAAAAATAAAGAATCAGATTATATAATTAAATTTAATTTTTATATATCTAATTTATTTTATGCAGATAAAAATATATATTATTTTAAAGAAAAAATTTTTACTCTTGATGAATTTAATGATTATTTTGATTTTTTAAATTTCATTCAGAAATCAAATTCAGAATCAGAAATATTTGAAAGAATTATGCAAATGATAAATTCAGAGTTACAAACTTTGAATATTGAAATATCTAAAAATAATCAAAAAATTAATGATTATAATATATTAGAAAAAGAATTATTTAATTTCATTGATGTATCAAAGTTTCCTAGCATAGAGAAACATTTAGAAGACGCAGAAGTTTATGAAATAATAGGAAAATAGGAAAATAATTAATAAATATCATTATATAGTATTAAATAACAATTTAATTAAGGATTATGATTTGGCAGGCACTTTTATTGTAGAATTCTCAACTAATACAGGTTGCAATTTAGGTTGTAAATATTGTTATTCTAGGCATATTAATAAAAAATTAACACCCTTTGCAGTTGATAAATTTTTAGAACCTAATAAAGGAATTTATAAACTACTTGAAATTTACAATAAAGATGATTATCATATATCTTACTTTGGTGGCGAACCTTTATTAAATTGGGATATTATTAGATATAGTCTGCCAAAATTTTATAATGACCCTAAATGTAGTTCTGTTGTTGTAATTACAAATGGATTATTATTAGATGAAGAAAAATTAGATTACCTTAAAAAATATAATTGCGGTATATCACTAAGTTTTGATGGTATTTGGCAAAATTATACAAGACCTTTGGCAAATGGCGAAGATTCATTAAAGAAATATATACAGAATAAAGAATTGTTTAGTTCATTATTATCAGGTTGTAAAGTTATGCTAGACCCTAAATTTTTTCATTTATTGACTGAAAATTATCAATTTTTTGTGGATGAATATAATTTTAATTTTCCTGATTTTTCATTAATAAGAGATGATATTTATAGTTCTGAAGATATTAAAACTTTTGATAAAGAAATAACTAGACTAGCAGATAAAGTGATAGAGTATAATAAAGCAGGCAAAATCTCAAATGTAGGATTATTTACACTTTATTTGTCAGATACTTTAGCAGGTTCAATGTTTGGTAAAAGAACTCACGGCTGTTTTGTAGGTGTTGGCGGTGCTTTGTATGCTCCTGATGGTAAGTTTTATCCTTGTGAAAGATTTAATTCAGATTCTGATAAAATAGGTAGATTTGAACTATATGACGCAGTTACAGATACTTTAAATTTAGATAATATAAATTATTTAAAACAACCTAAAATATCAAATCCTAACGAATTTCCTAAATGTAAGAAATGTGAATTATATCAATTTTGTAATTCAGGTTGCACTTATTCACAAATGCTAAATTCTAAAAATAAGAATTTAGATTATTCAGAACCTATTAATTCAGTTTGCAGATTATTAAAAATGTGTTATAGAGAAGCATTTAGAGTATATAGAGAATTAAAAGATTATAAAATAGATGATGTATTATCAAATATGATGAATTCTAATGGATAACAGGATAAGTTAAGTTTAAATTTGGTATAATAATAAAGTATTATAAATTATTAAAAGGATTATAAATGGCAGATAAATGTGAAGAGTGTCAAGAACATCAAGAGTTACGCACCGAAATTTCTAAGGACGAGCAAATTAATCATTTATACAATGCAGTTGCACTTCTTACCAAAGCAAGTGAAGAACTACAACAAATTAATGGTTTATATAGTTTTTCAATATTAGCACAAGCAAATGTATTACTATCACAACTTAAATATCTTGAAACAGGCAATTTTGAAGGGTCTTTTTCAACTTCTAATATACCTGAAATAGTGCCAACAGAAATAAAAGATGAAGTTGATGATTTAGCAAATGAATTTAAAGGGGATTTGGATTTATGAAATCGTATCTACAAAAACTTAATTTAGCAAATTTTTTATTTAATGCAGGATTATATCAAGAGACACTTGATAAACTTATGCTTACAGAATCAGAACAAGATGAAATAAAAGAATTAAATTCAGCAGAACGTAGAGATGTTATATTAGATATAACAATTTTAAGATTAGTTTCAAATATTAAACTTAAAAATAGTGAAGATTCTATTAAAGATTTATATAGATTAATTAATCAAGAGCCAACTGCAACATTTCCTGATTTAGAAAAAGTATTTTATCTAAGTATATCAAGTATAAAACTTGATGAAAATACATTACAAAGATTAGATTTTATAGATAAAGATAAATTGTTTATTTATTCTGAAATGTATAAATTAGGCGAAAAAATATCAACTAATAATACAGATACAATTAAAACAAATCTATATATAGAATCTAAATCTGCCGAAGAAAAGGAGCAGTTGTTTAACGACATTTACAAAGCCTTAGAGCAACAATCATATACAGCAGATATACTTATTAATGAATTTGAAAAGTATGCCGTATCGATAGCAGAAAAGCGTTTATTAGAGTATTTTAAAATTCGTGCTAGTATTATTAAATCTGATTTTGAATATGGTAAGCAGGCACTAATTAATTTATATAATCTTAAGAATTTTAATTCAGAAAATATATATAGATTAGTTGATACGAATAATGGCGTAGTAATGTTTATATCTAAATTTAGACAAAAAGGTTATAAATTTAATGAAACTCAATTGTTGCCTTTATATCAAAAAGCAAGAGAAATAGTCTATAATACGCCATATGAATTGTCTTTGTTTATTGAAAAGTCAATATTTGATTCTGAAAATAATCATAAACAAACTATTAAAAATGATTATATACAAATTAAAGATAGATTAAAAACTATTGTTCCTGAAAATTATTTTAATCAATATGATAATTTAATAGACGAACTAATAAAGTCATAAAGTGATAAAATAATGTCTTTAAAATTAGATATTCAGGATTTTATTTCAAGTGCCAAAGACTTAAATTTAAATTCTAATATTAAAAATTATTTAACTAAAGTTAAGTTTTCGCCTAGTTTAAATTCTGATTTTAAATATAAATATTTGTATTTTAATTCAGATAATTTTAAACCTGAATATCTAAATAAAATAACTGATTTACACGATATAACAATATTAACAGATAAATTTATAGATATTAATTTACCTAATATAGTTTATTCAATTGAATTAAATTCAAATAATAAAGATTTATTGATAAAATTATTTAAATTAAATTTCAATATAGAAATAAGAACAGATGATTTAAATAAATTAATAAAAACTTTAGAATATGCAAAATCTAATAATTATATTATTAAAAGAATTAAATTAGATTCTAAATTAAAAGATTATGCTAATTATATATTTAAAAAATATAATATTCCTGTATGTAATTATGTTTGTGATAAATGTAATTTATGTAGTTGTAACAGGATATAAGGAGTTTAAAATTTGAAACCTTTTTTTGCATTTGATGTCAATATCACTGAAGGTTGTAATTTAGGTTGCACCTATTGCATTCAAGATTTTGAAAAAAAGTTACATAATCTATCAGATGAAATGATTTTAAAAATTAAAGATAAAATTGATTTTCTACTACAAAATCAAGATTTTTTAAGATATTTTGACGGAGTTCAAATTTTCTTTTGGGGTGGCGAGCCTTCAACACAACCTAAAATACTTAAAGATTTCTTAGTTTATTACGAAAATAATCCTAGAGTTAAATTTTATATGTATTCAAACGGATTTAATTATAATAACATATGGGATTTACTTGAAAAATACACTAAGATTAATCTATCAGTTCAAATTTCTTATGATGGTTTAGCAAGCCATAATGTTGCAAGACTTGATAAAAAAGGCAAAGGTTCTGCATTAAAAGTTAAAGAAACTATATTTGAACTTGCAAATCGTGGCATAAATTTTGAAATACACCCAACTATTGATTTTGATAATTTTGACAAGATAGCAGATAATTATTTAGAATTTAGACGTATAGGACAATATTTAAATAAACCTATACAATATAATCCTACAATTGATTATTTAACAGACCATCAAAATATGACAAAAGAAACAATAGAAAAACATAAGAAAACTATTACAGAACAAATTAAGAAAATAGCAAAATATGAGTTAGAATTCTATAAACAAAATAAAGAATTTAGTTTTTCTTGGCTACAAAATAATCGTGCTATTTGTGGTGCAGGTTCAATGTTAAATGCTATTGATTTAGATGGCTCTGTTGTAGTTTGTCACGGAGCATTATATTTAGATGATGAAAATAGAAAAGAATTAACAACTAATAATATAAATTTAGATGATAATTTATTCTTAAATAATGTAATAAATAATCATATAAAATTTAGTTCAAAAAGAGATGTTTTGCCTGAAAAATGCAAATCTTGTTATGCAACTTATTGTATGAAGTGTAATGTAACTAAGTTTGCTAAATCTAAGAAAACTGAATTTTTTGATAGATATAATGACTATCCTAATCAGTGGTATTTGTGTGAAATTTATAAACACCTTGCCAAAATTAGATATAGTCTATTAAAACTTATATAAGGTTAGATTGTGATTAAAAAACTTGAAATTTATGATTCTATTCTTGATGAAACTAGAGAATATGAAAAATATTATGGTAGATTGTTTAGAAATATAGCAGTAACACAACCTAGACCATTTAATGAAATTCAGTTTAATTTTGGATATCAAGGCGAATTAATAAAACACACTGATATAAATTTTATGATACAAAAATTAAAAGATGAATATATAACAAGAATTAATTTCTTTAAACAAAATAACTTCTTTGATACAATTGATGATAGATATGATGAATATGGTGGAAATCAAATTTTTCGTGGTGTGCCTACAACTACACCTATACCTGCTCCTGTGGTAACTACTCCACCAATTGTATCAACACCTGCACCTGCACCTGTAACGCCTGTCACACCACCGACACCGCCTAGACCTAATTATCCTGTTGCAATGTCAATGGTATATACATTTTCAGATACACGTTTAGTTAAGAAATTTAATTTTCCTAATACATTAACAAATGTTCCTACTTCTATAAGATTTAAAATAAAAATAAATGATTCAAATCCAACAACAGTTATGACACTAACAAAAAATAATATAAAGCAATATGGAATCCATCAAATTATGAATATAGATTATACATATAGGTCTAATTCCACATATTCATTTAATTTAAATAATGGCGATAAATTACAAATGGGTAATACTGATGGAACAGGCTCTTTTGATGTAAATCCAAGCAGTATAGATTATTTACGTGATGTTTTCAGTGCAAGTTGGGATAATAATACAATGACTATTACAATACACCGACAATTTCAATTTAATTTATCTTGGAGTTTATAATGGGAACTGATTATAGAATAGAACATATTAATAGAGATTTATCATATTTTAATACTTCAACACAATCAGATGAATTAATTTTATCTAAACATTATCTTGATTTATATAGTAAAATTTTAGAATGCTTAGATGAAGTGCCAACAGCACTAGAAAATTTTAAAATATTAAATAGATATTTTATTATATTATATCAAAATCAAAAATATAGATTTAGGTCTGATTTAAACGACCAAGTCAATAGAAAAATAAGATATGATATTATACAACCTAATCAAGTTAAATTATATATAGAGCCATTATCAACACCTTATAATACAATGAATTTTAGCGAATTATATCAAAATCCTGATGTAGTAATAGGAACAGCAGGCGAAGGTTATAATTCAAATGGTGTAACTATATTTGATAAAATTCACGGATTTTGGATAAAAGAAATACAATCAAATTACATATTATTAGAGCAAAAACCGAATAAACTTACAAATTTTGCAGTTGGTGCAGTAATAAATGCAACTGATACCAAATTCTTACAACAACAAATCAATAGGGCAAGAGTCCAATGTTTGTGTAATTGTAATTTTTGTTCCTGTGACTGCAATTATTGCAGTTGTAATTGTAATTTTTGTTCTTGTAACTGCAATTACTGCACTTGTAATTGCAATTATAGGAGTGGTGCAGTAATACAAAAAATATGTAATTGTAATTGTAATTATTGTTCTTGTAACTGCAACTTTGAATTTAACTATAATTAATATTTTTATAAGGTTTATCTGATATAATTCTCTTAAATTACAAAGGATTATATATGAAAACAGAATTTGAATACAAAGTTGATGATTTAGAGATTATATCAGATTTTGACCTTAAAAGAGCAGGATTTATAAAATCTAATATTTATTTTTATACAGATAAGAAACCTTATAAATTTTATTATTTTGAATGTCGCAAAATAATTGATAAATTATATTTTAAAACTAAAAAACAAACTGAAAGTGATATACGCAACAGAACTATTTTATCTTTTTTAGATTATGTGAAATATCAAACAGAACAAGCAAATAGAATATATGATACTTCAAAAATTAATTCACTTGATGATATTTTTGAAAAAGTTACCAATAGTCTTGCCATTTATCCTGTAATATATTCAAGAATAGTTAAAATTTATCCTGAATTTATAATATAGTTAAAGAATAAATTAAGTAATGATTATGTAGAATACTTATTATAGATTAACACAACTAAACAAAGGAATACAAATGAAAACACAAGTTACAATCAAAGAAAAACACTTTAAATACAAATTTAAAGATATTAAGATAATATCAGATTTTGATATTTTAAAATTAAGATATTATGAAGATAATATGGCGTTTGATGATTCACGCATTTACAATTTTATATTTGAAAAATATAACGATAATACAATCTATGTAAAAGTTGAGTTCTCAACAGAACAATTTAAATCAAGAACTTATAAAAGTTATAATTTCTTTGAATTTATAACAATAAATTATAAAAACTATTCATATTTATTTAATTTAGATAGTGTAAGTTCTCTTAAAGATTTAGGCGAAGATTCTAAAGTAGATTATGGAATTTACGGATTTCTTTATAAAAAATTAATTTTAGAAAATCCTGAGTTTATAGAATATATTGTATAAATAATAAAGATTAATAACCCAAAAGGAGTAAAATTTATGAAACTTTTTATAACTTGTTATGAAGGTTCAGATAGTTATGTAATTTTATCAGCAACTATTAAAGAGCCAAAAACATTAAATAAAGATTTTGCTGTATTTGAAATTTCAGATACAAAATTATTTTCATTTATAGCCGATAAACTTCTTAATAATATTCCACTAAGTTTTGCTAAAAATATACAAGACTTAACACTAGATACACTTGTTATCGGTGATGTAGAAAATATTAACACTATAAGACAAAGACACATCTATAAATGTTATGAAAAATTTAGCAATCACGTAATGGCTATACCTAATATAGCATTTTTTGAATTTCAATTAATATCTACTGAACTTGCTTCACGTGGCTACTTTATTACAAAACAAAATAGAGAAGAAAAATATCTTGAAATTCTTGAAAAAGGAATTGAAGAAGAAGTTGCATTGCTTGAAAAATACTTAACATTACTTGATGATTTGACTAAATATAGAACTCTTTATTATGAATTACTAGAAGTTCTTGATAAAATAAATTCATCTGAAAATAAAGATGAAATAGCAACTATATCTGAAAACTATCACGTATAAAGTATAAAAAGTAAGGATTATAAATGTTATCTAAAGGCGATTTAGTTCTTGCAAAGCACTATAAAGATTTACTAGATATTATTAAATTTGAATTAAACAAAAGAGAATTATCAACATCAGATTCTGTTTATAATTTTAATTATCAAAATCAAATAGTTAAAGCACAAGAAATAAATTTTCTTATAGATAAAGTTGATTTACTTAAAAAATATGATGAAACTGCAGGACTAAATTTTGAAAATCAAGACCAATTTATTGAAAATTTAAATTTAGGCAGATTAAATTCAATATCTTACAATATAGGCAAAGTTGATAATACTAATTTAATAGTAGCAGAAAAATTAAATCAAATTTCAAATGTATTACCTAGACATATAAATTTATGTGTTTGTAATTGTAACTTTTGTGCCTGCAATTGCAATTATTGCAGTTGTAATCAAAATACTTCTTATATGAATTATTGCCCTTGTAATTGTAATTATTGTGGTTGTAATTGCAATTATTGGAGTGCAAATAGATACCCATCTTTAGCGATTGAAAATACAAATCAAGGTTTAGGAACTAGAAATATACCTGGTGAATATCCATATGATTTTAATATTACTTCTGCTGTTGATACATATTATACTACACCTACAACATTTTCTAAAATTTACTTTATGGAAAATACAAACAATGGTATAAATCAAGACAAGTATTTTCAATTGAGATTTAAACGCAATGGTAAATTGGGTTTTCCTATGGGTCAAGAAGAATCATTTTTATATCCTAACAAATGGTATAAAATAAGGGTTGAAAATGGGTCACTTATTTCTGATAATTTAGGTCAGCCATTATTTAGAGCAACTTGGGGAAATATCAAAATGAGATTGGACGTTTATAATATCACTGATTTTCATTTATACTGGGATTCTAAAATCACTCTTAAATAACTTCGCTAATAAAAATTTATTATAGAGAATTTTTATTTTATATATTTAATAATAAGGAATTCTCTTTTTTCTTAGTGTATTACATTTCTGTTACATTATTATATTTAATTAAGTAGTTAATAAATTTAGGATATGAATTCATTTTTAGTTTTTGCTGTAAGCAATTATATTAAAAATTTAAATTTATTGATTCTATATTATAGAGAATTTATATAAAATTTAAATTTATATCCTAAAATTATTAACTACTTAATCTATTCTTAATTTATTTAATTAGTTTTAATATTTAAGTTTATTTTAAGTAGTTAATAAAATTTAGATATGAATTTAAATTTTGAATTTTAATTGGATTCTTATAATAGAGATTATATAAAAATTTAAATTTATAAATTGTTATCCTATTTTTATTAACTACTTAATTTAAACTTAAATCATTTAAGACGCTATATCTGTAAGATAACATTTCTTAAGGTTCGTTTAAGTTGTTAATAAAATTTAGATACAAATTCATTTTTTTAATAGTTGGCTATATAATATTAAAAATAAAAAATTAAATTTATTGATTTATATTATAGAGAATTTATATAAAAATTTGAATTTGTATCTGAATTTTATTAACTACTTAATCTATTCTTACAATGTTACTATTATATTACTAATTTAAGTTTCATTTAAGTTGTTAATAAATTTAGGATATGTTTTTAGTTTTTTGCCGTAGGCAATATTATAAGAGAATTAAGAAAATAAAAAAATTTAAATTTATTCATATTCTTATTATAAGAAATATATTAAAAAATAAAATTCAATCCTAAATTTATTAACTACTTAAATAATCCTTAAATAAAATAATTAATTATAAAAATTAAGAATAGATTAAGTAGTTAATAAAAATAAGATATAAATTTAAATTTTTATATAACAATCTAGTTCTCTATAATAGAAATATATTAAATTTAAATTTTTTAATCGTTGCCAACGGCAAAATCTAAAAACAAATTTTAATCCTAAATTTATTAACTACTTAAACTATTCTTAA